CACTATGAGATTTATGGATTTACTAGCCATGAAAGCGAAGAATGGATCAAGGACATATTTGAAAGTAATCCGCAATTGATCGTGAATTGGATTCGTGAAAATGGTGTAAAGATTTATAGTGACAAAGTAGAGACAAAGGATGTTGTCATTGTGTGAAGCAGGTTGACGGGGTGTTCATAAAGAACATAGAAGAAATAACGATCTTTGAAAGCCCCGACGGGGGCAAAACCATTTATAGCCGTAAAAGTGGGCAAGATCATACACAACGGGTTTGTATACAAGAAGATCCAGAAAAAATTTGGCGTGAACGTTGGTTAGAATGGCGAGACATACTTGAGGCAAGTAAAACTAATCCCGGTCTTGCTGACTTGATTGATAAGGCAGAAGTCTTTTATAATTTGATAAAAAATGAAAGAAACTAATAAAAAATGAAAGAAACTACCAGAAAGATTTTAGAACTATTAGCTATAACTACATCCGGCATTGTGTTCAATGTATTAAATGGTCTAGTATATATAGAAAGTCCATTGATAGTGTAACTTATTATGAACATCAATCTATATACTTGGTATGGACAGAGAGAGCTTGATATTTGTCCTAAACATTTTATTAGAAGCAAAACTCCGGTCACTGACCTATCTAAAGAATGGATCTTAGAGAGATTAAATGGAAGGTTTTGCGTGGATACGAATGAGGCTACATCATTACTATTCATGGATATGTATCCTGCATTTGAAGATCCTCAGGAAGCAGTGATGTATGAACTGACTTGGGGATAATAAATACTTTTATGTTCGAGGGAATGAGTAATCAGCTTTCTACTGTTAATGTTAAAAGAAGGCATATAGTAACGGACATCAATAACATCTATATAAGAGATTATGATTTTGATGAAGAACTTATAGAGTTACTCAGAACAGAAAGGGTACCCTGGCAAAAAACAAGCAAAAATCCAGTATGGGACGGCGGCAATTTAAACATGTTGACTGCCTACACATTAAATTGGTGGAACCCTGAAAACCCAAAATGGGTTTACAAGATCGATGAAATGGTTCAAAAATTTATAGCAGATGTTGATAATGATGCCAAGATAGTATCTTTAAACAGAATACATGGACTTGAGTTTATTAATGATGGTACTATGAGATGCCATGAAGCACATCAAGATCAATACATTTTTGATGACCAGTGGACTGTTCTTGTACATGTTTATGGGTCAAGCGGGGATACTGTTTTTTATAAAAACATGAATATACAAGAAGTCATAATGAGTGTCCCATTTCGTCCAGGTAGGATGTTGTTATATCCTAGCATCTATGCACATAAGGGCAACTTACCTACGGATGATAACAGACGTTGCATCATTAACTATCTATACAAGCTTGATACTGTGCTTAGAGACAAAGTAAAAATTTCTAAGTAAAGCATATTGCAGTAAATAAAACTACTTATAGGAGATATCATATGGCTTTTTTACGTCACGTAGGTAAACACGGTGATCGCAAGGTTGCAGTAGTATTCAGAGAGGTTCCAGGAGAACCGCACATGGCATTAGTAGTTTACACAGAACTACTTAATCAAAATATTCATGATCCACTAGTTGGATGCATTGAAAGCGATATTGGTCAAAATAGTGAAAGTCTTGCCGACGCACTAAATCGCACATATACAAGAGACGGCAAGCCTATACTGCAGGTATTACACGCAGAAGGTATGCTGAAGAAGATACAGACAGAACTAGTTGTGATGACACCACAACCTAACACAAAGATTAAACTAAATGAACTAAATAAAATCCTTGATGAAATGAAACAAGGTGAAGAGGCTGTCAAGAAGTTAGCTGATCTTGATAATAGTTTAGGAATGCAAGACGCAGCCCAAGTCGCACGCCGTATGCGCGGTGATAAGGTAAATGAGTCAGCTAACAAGCCTGCTCCTGCACGTAACGTTCAAGCAACTGCCGCTGATGTTTTAGGTGACACACAGTTAGCAAATAACTTGCGCGGTCAGGCGCAAAGAATGATAGCTGAAGCAAAGGGCTTGATGGCTGAAGCAGAAAGATTGAACAAAGAAGCAGATTCATTAAATCCTACCGAGACTAAAAAGGCAAAAAAGACAAAATCAAAAGTTGAAGCATAATGAGTCCTGATTTTTTAAAGCAGTGGGAACATATCATTGATGACGTTGAAAAGCAAAAAATCCCTGTACAGTTTATAAAAAAACTTATTATAAAGCTACAGGGAAAACGTCAGCAAACTATCAATATCAAGAAGTTCCTTGATCAGGGGCTAGCTCCTGAACAGATAGAAGAAGCAGTTAGCCGCAAACTCAGCGACTATGATGATGATATAGTATCTGTAGAGTTTGTTCTTAATGTAGAAAGCATAGCAGAAACAGTACAGCCAGAGACAGATAGATTATTAAATAAGCTCTAATGATTACAGACTTTAAAAAATACAACCGAATATTTGCATTTGGTTGTAGTTTTACCAACCATATTTATCCTACATATGCTGATGTACTAGCAAAAGAATGTACCAATGCTACTTTCTTTAATATGGGCAAAGCCGGCGGCGGTAATAATCTAATCTGTTACAGGTTAGTAGAAGCAAACCAAAGATATAAGTTTAATAGTGAAGACCTCGTAGTAGTAATGTGGACTAGCAGTTCAAGAGACGATAGATTTGTAGATAATAAGTGGCAATGTCATGGCAACGTCTATAATAATGACTACTATGATGAAGATTTTATTAGTAAATATACTGATCCCAATGGTTATTTGATCCAGAGTTGTGCAGCGATCACATTAGGTATAAGTTTTGTGAAAAATCTACCCAGTGATAGTTTAATATTAAATGGCTGGCCCTTATTCGGAAATGAGGTGAAAGAAATATTTGACCTTAAATATTTAAATGACCTTAAAAATGCATATAATAATCTAAATGAATTGCCAATATCTTTATATGAATACTTGTTTAAAGATATTAGAAATACTAATAATTGGTATTTGCGAGGCGCGACCTATATGCATCATGATGGTACAATGGTTAAGGATGCACATCCAAATCCATTAGCAGGATATGAATATCTAAAAGGGTTAGGTCTTCCACTAACAGATTTATCATATGACTATGCAGTGCATGAAACTGAAGCGTTAAAAAACTGTAAAACTATAACAGAGATACTTGAGAGATATGACACGTATAAGTTAGAGAATACATTAGCAATAAAACCTATGTTTTTTTAATATGCAACAATATCACGATTTATTACAAGATATATTAGATAACGGTGAAGTCAGAGATGACCGTACAGGTGTAGGTACATTAAGTGTATTCTCTAGACAGTTGAGATTTGATTTACGCAAGGGTTTCCCGGCAATCACTACAAAGAAGTTAGCATGGAAAGCATGTGTAGGTGAGCTACTATGGTTCTTAGAAGGTAGCAATGACGAACGCAGATTAGCAGAGATCACACATGGTACTAGGGAAGGAGTTGTAACTATATGGACTCCCAATGCAATGGCAACCTATTGGAAAGATAAAGCAGAGTTTGAAGGTGACCTAGGTCGTGTGTACGGTGTGCAATGGCGTAACTGGATAAGCAGAGTACCTGCTACGCAACCAGACATTGATGATGATTATGGTAAGATGTGGTTTGATCCAACATTCAAAACCATTGATCAGATAAAGAATTTAGTGGACGGTTTACGTAATGATCCTTATAGCCGTAGGCATATACTCAGTGCATGGAACGTAGGTGAGCTAGAACTAATGGCATTGCCACCATGTCATGTATTGAGCCAGTTTTATGTGAACAAGAATAAAGAACTAAGCTGCCATATGTATCAACGTAGTGTCGATGTCTTTTTAGGATTACCATTCAATATAGCAAGTTATGCATTATTAACACATATGCTTGCTCAAGTTACTAGGCTTAAAGTAGGCGAGCTGATAATCAGTACTGGAGACACACATATATACCTTGATCATGTAGATCAAGTCAAAGAACAACTGACAAGAGAAGAATATCCATTACCTAAACTATGGTTAAATCCCGTAGTTGACGATATGATATTGTTCAGCCTAGATGATTGCAGACTGCTTGATTATAAATCTCATGGCTCTATCAAAGCCAAGATGGCCGTATGAGATACTGTTTCAATCCTAAAATAATAGTACTTCAATATCGTCTTTTTAGTTGTGGTAAGTTCTTAAGTAATATACTCAGTTATAACAAGAACTTCATACCGCAATATGGACTTTCTGGAAAACACGATTTACCTAATGAGACATTCTATGATATTGACCTTAAGCATGACACGATAATGAATACTTTCCCACCAGACGGTGAACTTAAGAAATGGCAGGATTATGAATTAGGATGTGACAAGTTTTATGGTTTCGAAGTTCTACGGGGCAATGTGCCCCTCACTATGACAGAGTTAAAGCGTAGAGATGCGATATACAATAAAACTAAAGACTTATTGTATGAAGGAAATGTTTATTGTTTCGCTATGGCACATACTGACATGCATTATAATGCATGGAAAGGTATTTTCCCACTTAGCAAACATATACAACTAGTCAATGATGAAGAGATAAACTCATTATCAAAAATCATCAAAACTAATAAAGCACCTATAGAAGCAGGAAAGTTTACTCTTAAAAATGATAGTATAAAGTTTGACATTGGTACATTGCTTGTTAGAGAAAGATTTTTTGCGGAAGTGACCAAACTATTAACTACTTTAGGTTTAGATGATGTATCATTAGATGATAGGGTGAATATATATTATGATAAGTATCTATCGCTCTACAAACCATATCTGAGGGATGATGCAACAAGTAATCGTACATAGTATCATGATGGGTGATGTTGAAGATCCTGACCTTTATGTTGCTGACCCTATATATAAGTGGCAGCAAACAGACGAGGGTAAATGGGTCATGGAAAAAAGTGTTCAAAAACCTATGTGGGTTAGAAACATTGATCAAAACAGTTGGGGATATCGTTACGATATAGTAGCCTATCTTGATGGACCAGATTTGACATATTGGAAACTAAAGTATGAGTGATATATTAGTGACAGGTGGTTATGGTCTGATAGGACATAACGTAGTAAGAAAACTTAAAGATTTGCGTCATCGTGTATGTGTGATCGATACACAAACCAATTATGGTATTATTCCTCAAGATGAGATTGACTATCTCATGGAACAACGTAAGAAAGTAACAGGTGCAGTTGAAAACTATACCCACGATATCAGCGAAAGGTTCCTTGTCAACCATGTATTCAAAAGATTCGTGCCTGATATCGTCATACACATGGCAAGTTTCCCAAGACAAAAAGTTGTAAACGCTAACCCACCTAATGGATCAAGAGTCATGTGTGAAGGTTTACTGAACTTACTTGAAGAAAGCAAACTACATAAAGTAAAAAAGTTTGTTTATATTAGCAGTAGCATGGTCTATGGTGACTTTACTGATGACGTAACTGAAGATGCTATATGTAAGCCACAAGGACAATATGGTATAATGAAGTTAGCAGGTGAGTGGCTTACAAGAGATTATACACGTAGTACTGGTATGGCACATACTATCATACGTCCAAGTGCTGTATATGGACCACTTGATGTTGAAGATCGCGTCATCGCTAAGTTTATGTTGACTGCTATGCGCGGTGGCACACTCAAGGTAAATGGTCCAGGTGAAACTCTTGACTTTACATATGTAGATGACGCTGCTGATGGTATTGTGGCAGCAGCATTGAGCGATAATACAAATAACAAAACATATAATATTACAAAGAGCCATAGTCGTACATTAATGGATGCAGCAAAACTTGCTGTACAGATTGTAGGAAAAGGTAATATTGAAGTAAGAGGTAAAGATGCTGATTTCCCAAGTCGTGGCGCATTAAACATTGACGCAGCCCGTCATGATTTTAGTTATGATCCTAAAGTAGATGTAGAAGAAGGCTTTCAAAAATACTATGACTGGCTCAACAATAGCCCATTTTGGGCTGCAAAGACAGTATCGTAATCTAAAAGACGAGTTACTAGAGGCTACTGATAAGGTATTGCGTAGTGGTACCTTGATGAATGGCGAATATACCTCTGTCTTTGAGACATGGTTAGCTATGAGAAATCAAGCTTTATTTGCCGTAACTGTACACAGCGGCACACAAGCACTAGAGATAATAGCTAAGTGGGTCAGCAGAGATCATTTTATAACTATTGATAGCTATTATAAGCCAATAGTTAAAATTCCCAACATAACTTATGTAGCTACACTCAATGCTTTTCTCAATAACGGTTTTGAAATACAGCTAGTAGATACTGATAAGAATGGATTGATGTTAACTAATGACGATCATCCATTGGAAGAGTTCACAAAGATGCATTGTCAAGTAGGACTGTATGGCGCTAATCCAAATAAATCTACGTTACGAACCGGAAACGAGGTTGTAGACGGTGCCCAGCATTGGCTAGTAGCAGACAATATCGGTGAGGGAATGGCTATCAGCTTTGATCCTACAAAGAATCTGCCGGCTAGTGGTAATGGTGGAGCTATAGTAACTAATAACCGTGATCTATATGATTTTGCTTATAGTTATCGCAGCAATGGTAAACATGATCACGATATGCCCGGTACCAATAGCAGAATGAGTGAACAGGAATGCGCACAGATTTTAGTACGCTCTAAGTATATTGATAAATGGCAGTGGCGCCGTAAAGAGATACGACACTATTATCTCGACGAGTTTAAAAACATAGATTTACGCTGCCTAAGCAGAGATCATATAGTACACGCAGATCAAAAGTTTGTTGTGTATACTGACAAGCGTGATGAATTATTGGTATATTTAGAAGCAATGGGTATTGAAACTAAAGTCCATTATCCTAAAGCACTCAGTGAGCTACCCATAGCAAAAGATATCAAGCTTAAGCCCGACATGTTAAGCACTAGTGTGAATCTTACTAGAGGATTGTTGAGTTTGCCTATCTACCCCGAGTTATCAGATAGCGAAGTAGAATATATCTGCGAAAAAGTAAAAAGCTTTTTTACTGACTGACTTTATCAAATATCTCTTTTTGCTTGTGATACCATTCTTTCCAAGCAGCGTTTTGAGCAGCACACATATGATACTTGTTATAGTTGCCTACTACTGTAGTCAAGAACTCACTAAAGTAAACTTTGTCTTTGCCGATCTTGTCAAGTTTATCACACTCGACGAGTAATATTTCCGGTGCTTCAGGGAACTTAGCAGTGACAGGAACGGTGGTACTACAACCCGCTAATCCTACAAGTGCTACGCAAAATAGTAGTAGTTTTTTCACTTAGTTTCCCCTTCTGTCTTAGGTGCTTCAGGTGGCGCCTCGTTACCTGCACTCATATCGTGTGCCTTGATAGCGACTTCTGGTATACTACAGTTACTATCAAATACTTTCACTTCTCTATCTATATATTCTACTACTTTAGCACCCTTGACTTTGATGTATTCTTTCTCCGTCACAATCTTTTCTACTATCTGCACATTAGTCTTTTGTGATTCTGCTTGAGCAGCAGCGACCTTTGCTTCCATTTCTTTTACACGTAATTCCCATTTGGCTTTCTCGGCCAAACCCCCCTCGAGGTATACGCCTAATGATAATAGTAATAGACTTATTATCTGTATTGGAAGCTTATATTTGCTGACAAAGGGTATAAACCCTAATACGAAACCAGCAATGGTTCCAACAATACCTGCTAGAAAAATGAGATGGACTACAAATTCTGGTAACCAGTTGATTATCCACATAATGATATTTATGCGATAAATAATAGAAACGGGGACACTTTACATGGCAATAGAACTAGTCAATATAGGTGCAAGTCCAAACGACGGAGAAGGTGATCCGTTACGTACTGCATTTAGCAAGATAAACAATAACTTTGTTTACATGCAAGAAACTGCTACTAATATTACTAGTAGCGTGACATTAGATGATGCACCCAATCAAATAGTTTTTACTTATCCTACTAACGCCTTCACGCAAGCAGTATTTAAGATGAAGTCATATAGAGAAGGTACTAATGACAGCGAAGGTGCAATGCTATCTGCTACTTTAAATAATGATGGTAATGGTATAGCGTATACTGTTTATAATATTACTAGTACAGGTGTGTGGTTAACCACATATGCCATGGACGTGTCCGGTGGAAATGTAAGAATTTTAGTTAGTCCATTGGTAGACGATGTAGTAAATCATTTTATATCTTATCAGGTAACATGGGAAGGCGATCTAGGTGTTGGGACTACAATGACTAGTGAAGGCGGAGCAGGACTAATCACAGAATTTGGTAACGCTATTATCACTACTGAAAGCGTATAACATGAGATTAAAAGACTTTTTGACAGAGCAACAGTTGGATGATGTACATGATGCATTGGATGTTGTACGCCTGTCTTTACCTAATACCTACAAACTTAACTTAATGAACAATGATTTTTATCCTATATATAGATTTGGAGTAGCCCTTGCTGCTGTCAGGGGTGAAAGTGTAAATGACGGTGTGATGAATAGTTACAAACCTAATTTTGAAGCTGAAAGTATGTGGGGAGAACATCAAATAGTTAGGTGTTTTGACCCTAAGTTAGGCAATGTCGTAGATAAAGCGTTGAAAAAAATAAACAAGCCAGGTAAATCTATAGTCAGCACTCCCAGCAGTGAAGAGTTAGCAGATACTAATAAAGGTTCTCCTTTAAAACCTTTCAAAGGATATAAAAGATGAGAGCCAAAGAGTTTGTATTTGAGCGAATCAATAAGCCAAGTAAACGTCAGCATTATGCTAGCGTAGGATTGCACACCTTTACTGATACTAACTATGATAGAGGTTACGATCTTAATAGAGTCATGATGGCAGTAGCCTCTACTGATGGTAAAACTAGACCTAAATTAGATGGTGAAAGCTGGGCAGCAAAACAGAATACTGCGCATCCCTATACGGAAGTAGAACAGAATATGCTTAGGATTGCATTTGATGTGGCAGAAATACCTTACACAGATATTAATAGGGGCGATCTTAAAAGTCATGAGCTACCTAATACTAATAAAACTAGCCCTATAAAACCTTTCAAAGGATATAAAAAATAAACTGCATATATTTCTTGTATAAGTAAATGAAACTATATAGGAATCATCATGCAAATTATAGATATCAACCAGACTTTAGACCTGGTCAAGCTCAAGTTATATAACGAGTGGATTTATACTGCCCATATATACGATGAAGGTGATAGTAGATTTCATCAACTGCTCACAGAGCAAGTAGTTCAAACTTATATAGATCCATTGAATCTACCTAAAGATGCAAAAATACTTGACTTAGGTTGTGGTCCTGGATATTTCCTCGATGAAATGAAAAAGCGTGAATATACTAATGTTACTGGTGTTACGCTAAGTCCGGGCGACGTTAAGTTGTGTGAGAATAAAGGACATACTATTAAAAAATATGATCTTTCTTTCTTACCGCAAAAAGACGGCTACTATGATGAGTCAGTAGATTTTATATTCTTGCGCCACGCATTTGAACACAGCCCATATCCTATCTTTAGTTTGATGGAGTATAATCGCTTACTTAAACAAGGTGCATATATCTATATAGAAGTTCCTGCAGCAGGATGCGAGAGAAAACATGAATGGAACGCTAATCACTATAGCATCTTTGCTGAAGGTCAGTTGACAGCGTTATTGCAAAGAACTGGATTTAAGATTGAAAAGTTCAACAACATAGAGTTTGATTTAGGATTACCACAACCTGAAGGTGAGCCTGTCAAGGTACGTGAAAAGTATCACTGTATAGTAGCAGTCAAAGACCGTCCCCTCGACATCAAGTAATACAGTCCCAAAACGATAAATACTCTCATAGATTAACCTTTATGAGAGTATTTTTATGGCTGAGCCAAATCCAAGCAAAGTAACACCATGGTATAAGATGGGGTTGGGAAGAACGGACCAACTAACGGAGAATATATGAGAATAATAACAATAATATTACCGTTATTACTAATAGCAGGATGCGATGGACATTATCGTTATCCTTGTCAAGACCCTGCAAATTGGGATAAGTTAGAATGTAATAATGATGTATGTAAGGCAGAGGGTAGTTGTACAAGTGATG